CCGGCATGCACCGGCTTTAATCCACAATGGAATGCTGTGTGTTACCACATGGCTACAGTCAACGATTGTTGAACAGGTTAGGACCTGCACCGTCCGAAGAAGGTCGGACCACCTACAAAGTCTACTCGAAGTAGGTCCTTTGCTCAATCTTTATTTTTCGATCATGCACCAAGTCCAGTCGATTGATAACTGTTTTAGGTGTTGTGACATAATCGTTTTGGTTAATGTGTTCTATACCTCCTCCAATCGTGAGTAGGTACATTAGCCACTCCACCAATGCTTTATCGTTCTCCGGAATTGATCCAGTAGAACTTGAAACAAGTGTTGTGTGGATCACACCCCTCTTCGTTTCATCTTCGATAACCTTCCAGGTTTTCGAAACTCGGACTGAGCAATCCGAGAGTTCTTTTGAATACTGTTGACTAAATTCTTCAGCCTTCTTTTGAACCAGATATACTATGTAATCCATAGACTTACCAGTAATATCAAATGAAACGTTTTGAGAAAAGCTTTTAGGCTTTCTTGTTTTGAGGCGAACTTTATCGTCGATTTCGACAGTGAAAGTACACTGAAGGATCCAAGCACGCAATGGATAGAACTCACCAATGCGTTCTATAGGTTCGCTACTCCAAATATCGGAGTAATTGCTTTCAGGATAGCTAATCGTCATCTCAGGAAAAACGTCCAAGATTAGATTTTGAACTATCATGTTGGCTGTAGGATAAGCATAAATTGCATGCTGAAGTCCTACTAACTCTGGTAAAGCATTGCTAGATGTACCGCGAGGATAATACTTGCCTGTAACATCGAGCATTTTACCACGATGGAGAACTGTTTCTATACCGCAGCTCTCACGATAACGGATATTGCCAGTATACGACTTGTCTCGGTTTATATCAAAACCTAAACATTCTGCTATCTGACAATATAGATCACATATAGGATGAGGTACAATGACATCGTCATTGTACACAGCTACATGTTTTCTGAACTTATACTTCTTAAGACTCTCTTTGTTGAAAATCTTTTGATATGTATAAGATACCATTGCTATTGCGAGATATATACCACTTTGTAAGTAACAGGTGATTGAGTTTCCCATAGTAGCAAAACGATGGTTGTAGATTACTTCTCCATTAACTTCGATGAAGTTTGTTCTACAGTATTCAAGATCGGCGAGGAGCTTAGGGCACCATTTGAATAACCTTCTTACTAATCGAGCAGATATGCTATCACTTGCAGCACTCTTGTCTATAGTATCAAGTATTACTCCCTTTTCTCCAAGCGCTTCCAAGCACAAACCTTGGTTGCGAGATTGATCACGAAGATCTACTCCGAACTTACGAAGGCACTTTTTCATACCTTCGCCCACTTGATATCCAAAGACCTGACGAGATACAGGCTCTGGTGCTACGCCTCTACCAGTTTTATAATCTTTTGGTACGGTGATGTAGCGATTACAATCAGATGGCGAGACCGGACTATTTTCCGGAATAATAGGAATATTAACTCCTCTCTCTCTCAGCCACGCTTGATTGCGAATTACTATCTTAAACTTATCAAGATAGCTCTTCGCACCCTCATATGTACTTCCAGGTGGAAGTGTGAATAAGGAATCATCTCTTTTATAATCATAAAAGATAGTCCCTATTGCGTCAGCTAAATCGTCTAATACCTTTTCAGAACATGTCCTGTAGGTTTTAGTCCAATCTTCATAGCTCAACGTTTTACTAGGCATCCGTACATTTTGCGTACTTGTAATGAACCATGTGTCCTTATCCGCTGCACCATAATGCAATGGATGAGCGTCATCAGGGTAGTAGGAGAAGGAAAATTGATTCCAATCTCTACATCGGTTATTACGTGCTTTGTAATCTGCATACATGAAGGTATAATCTTTGCTTTCGATACGTATGCGCTTAAGGTATTTAAGGATAGTCAGCATACCACTGTAGGTAGACACGAAGATGTCATTACTTGATAGCTTCCAGTGAACAGATTGTCCACAAACCTTTGCATAATCTTGGTTGTAGAATTGACTCCAGAAGTTACTTTCGATTCCGTAAGTACTTTCCGAAGTAATCCACAAGCAATGATCATATGCTTCCTTAATTACAGTATCTAAACCATAAGTTCTGATCCTGTTGAGTAATAAAAATTCACTCTGTCCAGTTATATCCTTGAACAGACCACACCAGATATTTACACCAACATATATGTTGTAAACATCCTTACGCAAACTTTTATCACCTTTATCCTGAATAGTAGCCATCTTCGAGAAAATTTCCTCAGCGATGGTCCAAGACACAGGAGTTGCTAAAGTTCTATCTGAACTAAAGTAACGTAACTCTTTCGAGTTTGCGCCAATGCCACGAGATTCCTTGATGACGTTATTACGTTTCAAGGTGCTATTAGCGCTCTTCCTTTCGGATTCTGGTGCGCGTCTCTTAGAGTTACTGGTTTTGCTTTTGGAAGTGTCCTTCTTCTTTGTATTATTATTCTTCATAATAATTAATCCTTTCTTCTAATTGGTTGAACATACACCTAACCGTATGCTCGTCTATAAGTTTTAAACAGTATTATTAGTTACTGCTTAGGGTTAAGCTGCTGAAGCATCATTTCGTCTAAAATATAGCCGTCTGTGCTAGCATCTTGAAGAGCTCCAAGGGCACGTCTTAATAACTTAAGTAAATCATTAGCTGTTATAGCCTGATTCTTAGCGAATCTCCAACTAATATTTACAGATGCTGGATAATCAACAATATAAGCATCATCTGTTGAAGAAACAGTACGTTTCTTAGCTTCGAGCTTGATTGTGATTGCTCTTCCGCCACCTACTTTAGGCGGATTCTGATTCTTCTCTTCCTGCACAATGTTAGGAAGGTCCTGAGCCAGAAAAGTAATAGTTTCGACCTGGTCAATTGGGCATGTAAGATTTTTAAGCACACATTTTCCAGGATCGTCTGATGTTACTGCATAATTGGACCAACCAATTGCAGTTGGTGTGATGAGTACAGTTGAATCTGTTTCATTTGTGAAACCAAAAGAACTTGTTAATGACATATATTCCTCTCTTTCTGTGAGAGTGCAATATATCATGTACTCTCACGGGTAGTCTATGTCTAAGACATAGAAACAGCAAGTGACATAGCATCTAACACACGCTTGCACACAGTCGTTTTACTCTTTGGTCCCTCTTCATAGATTTCCCATTGAGGCATTTCGTGCAAGAGATACCGATCGTACCACGTGTAGGTTGTCAAGCCCCACGGCTCATCGCGGTCTAATACCCGCTTTTCGGTAACGAGTAATTCATCAACCTTGTAGTAGTGGAAGAAGATCGATTGATCTAAATCCTCTAGGTAATCACCTAGATGGCTACCCCAGTCTGCTATAAAGGAATATGGCATCATATCCCATAAGTTATACAATCCAGGATATAGCCCATACTGTTCAAGGCCAATAAGCATTTTGGTAAAATTCGGCGAAGTGTCATCGTGCAATCGCATCTTAACACGTAATTCACCGTTTAAAATATCAATCTTACCACGGAGTACTCGGGTGTCATCGAGCGCCCCTAAGTATTCACCAATCTTAGCACGTGTATACTGATCCACGTCTGCCTTGGTTGTTTGATAGGCGTACCTATACTTAAGCCAGCCATTTGCGGCCTTTTTACCACTTCCATGAATGAAGCTACGTAACCTCTTCGAAGATACATGCTCCTTATTCATGTCTGTGATATATCGGTAAAACTTTTTCTGATCCTCAATCAGATCATAAAATTTACCATTGCGGAAATCGCGTATGAGATCCACGACTTCGAGAAAGTTAGCATAGTTATTAGTATTATAAGAGGTATTCTCTGCAATAGTATTCCTAATAACTTCGCTAAGAGCTTCAGTGTCTCTAGGTTCATATGGTTTAATAGAATCCATATACTGGAGCCACATCCACGGGTAATAAGGATCGCCTGGTTTGAATGTTGTTTTGATTAGGTTATATCGACCTAAATCATGCCAACCCTCATTATCTTTCCAGGGACCTGCATCGTACCATTCCTGACCTTCGGCTATATTCCAATCAGGTTGGCCGTAACCAATACCATTGATATGCATGTTTCGAGTCTGCATTTTCTTAATGCCATCAGCAACAACGAAACGCCATTCGGTTCTATATGCATTGTATATATAACCGTTAGCATTCTGCTGTAAACCTTGACAAAAACAAAAGTCAGTACCAGATTCATACGTGTAATCAATGTAGTATGGCCAAGGATAGTCCAGACTGTGATGGGACCATTCCCAGGGCAAATTCTGAATGTCGGAAGGTTTGACAGAGCCTTCCATTTTGCGATGACAAACATCTTTGTCGCCGTATGCCTCTTCTCGTTGAGGCCTTCGCAAATATGATTTGCGAAAATTGGATTCTTGATCAGCATCTAATAATAGACATCTAGTCACGAACCAATAATAGCGAGTGTCTGCACTTGCAATCAGCATACCATCCAAAATTCTCACCTCCTTACCTCTAATATTAATTTAGAGGGTATACTAAGGACTTTCATGACCTTCTCTATTGCAGAGAGG